GGGTTTATACTGGCAACTTCAACCATCAATTCGATGGCGACCGAATCTATGAATTACTCAGCACAGTTTTATTTGATAGTTGGGACGAGGTTCCTTCTGGCGTCACTTGGAACGACTATGACCCAACGACCACTTGGGCCAATGCCGAAAATAGCGGTCTAGGCGTAATCGACCAGCCGGGCGATTATGAACTTCATTCGCAATCTGGCTTGAACGATACTGTCTATAACCTAGCCAGCTCGTACGCCACTTCTGGTCTTGGCTATCTTTACGAAGATGCTCAAGGTCGAATTGGTTATGCTGACTCGACCCGACGAGGTCAATACCTCTCAGCCAACGGATATGTCGATTTAGACGGCAATCACGCAATCGGCCCAGCGTTATCAATAACCAAAAAGGCTGGCGACGTCCGTAACTCAATTACTATCGCCTACGGCAATAATGCGGCCAGTAACGTCACCGATAGCGACCCAACCTCAATATCGCTATTTGGCCAATTAGCGGCCAGCGTTACAACTACTCTGAGACAACAAGCGGACGCAGAGGCTCAAGCCGCCTTCTATCTCCTTATCCGCGCTTATCCTGAATTTGCCCTCAAGCAAATCAGTTTCCCTCTCGGTAGCCCTGAAATTGATGATGCTGATCGCGACGCCCTTCTCAACGTCTTTATGGGACTTCCCCTCAATATTGCTAATCTTCCGACCAATATGCCTAACGGCGAATTCCAAGGATTCGTCGAGGGTTGGACTTGGACGGCTGGCCTAAACTCGCTCAACCTGACTCTCAATATTTCGCCGGTCTCATATTCACTCCAAGCCTTCGGCTGGGATGACGTTCCGGTGATTGAGACTTGGAATACGATTTCGCCCACATTGGACTGGCTCAACGCTACAATAGTCGCCTAGAAGGAGAACTAACTAATGGCTAATACGACTAACTTCGGCTGGGAGACGCCGGACGACACCGACCTTGTCAAGGACGGCGCGGCGGCTATCCGAACACTTGGTAGCGCGATTGATACTTCTCTCGTCGATCTCAAAGGCGGCACAACCGGACAAGTGCTCGCCAAAGCTTCAAATACAGATATGGATTTCACTTGGTCTGCAGGTGGCGATATTACAGCTGTCACAGCTGGAACAGGAATCAGCGGTGGTGGAACATCGGGAGATGTGACAATAACAAATTCAATGGCAACGGCAATTGATGCAAAAGGCGATTTGATTGTTGGAACAGCTGCCGATACATTTTCGCGTCTTGCGGTAGGCGGAACAAATGGACACACCTTGCAGGTCGATAATAGCACCGCGACGGGCGTCAAATGGGCAGCTACTCCAAGTCCTTCCAAAAATTTCTCATTGGTAAATACAGGCGGAACAGCTTTGACGGGCGCATCAACAATTACAGTTTCAGGAATTTCAGATGCTGACCAATTATTTATTTTAGTAGAATATGCTTCTACCAATGGTGATTATATTTTACGATTGAGATTCAATTCTGATACGGGAAGCAATTATAGCCAATTTTATCAATTTATTGAGCCCACATCTAGTTATAGTGCTTCAATGTTTACTTCTGGGGCTCAAACTTTAGATCACTTCCCTTTGGCAAGAGCAAGCGCAGCCGCGGCATCAGTATCAGGCGGTATGTTTGTTTCAGGCGGCAACAGTAGTGGATTGAAAATGATAACAGGCATATTTGCAGGAAGCGGAAATACAACAGACTTTAGGCAAATAAATCAAATGGGTTATTGGAACAATTCGGCAACAATTTCAAGCGTTAGTTTGTATAATACCACGGGCAATTTTGATAATGGCACATTATGGGTTTACAAATCTGCATAGGAGATAATATGTATAAAGAAAAAATAGTAAATGCCATTACAGGCAAAGAAACCTGGCGCGATTATACTGCTGTAGAAATTGCAGAAATAGAAGCGGCAAAGGCAGAGGCAGAACAAAGACAAGTTGTCACGCAAGACAAAGAAGCAGCAAGGCAAAAAGTGTTAGAGAAGTTAGGTCTCACGGCTGAAGAAGCGCAAGCGTTACTCGGTTAGCACAATCTATAAAGATAATGGCTAGACTTTGCGCAGCAGGAATTCAACTTCGGGAGCAGATAGATGATGATTATCCTGATCGCGATAGGAAGTCTGACGGCTGGATTGCTGACGCTCGGCACCTCGCTCAAGGCACTTCTGACCACATTCCAAGAGACGGAATTGTTAGAGCTTTAGACATTGACAGCGATCTTTCAGCTCACAAGGAAGAGGCTTACGCATTAGTTGAGAAGATTCGCAAGTGTGCCAAGCGAGGCGACAAGCGAATCAAATATATTATTTTCGACGGCAAGATTATGAGCTCGACTCTAAATTGGAAGCGCAGAAAATACAGAGGCCCAAATCCTCACAAGTCGCATTTCCATATTAGTTTCACAACTCTGGGAGACAAAGACGGCAGTTTCTTCAACCTAGAAGGAGACAGAAATGAAAGAACTCAAATTGATGGCCGGAAGCTGGGCGAAGACATTCGTAGCGGCGGCCCTAGCGACTTACTTAGCAGTCGGGCTGGATGTAAATGCCATTGCCAATGCCGCTCTAGCATCAGTCTTGCCTAGCATCATCAACTGGCTGAATCCTTCTTACGAGCGTTACGGCAAAGTTCGGTAATGGCGGCTTCTGAACTCGCGGCCACTATCGCGTCAGTTCTCGGGTCAATCGGCCTACTGATTGCCGGTCTGAGATATATCATCAAATTGGAGAATCTGCCCATAGTGTCGCGCCTCGATAAAATGGAGAGTCAGTTAGAATTGGCACTCTCGACGAAAGTGAGCAGAAGTGGCACAGGCAAAAAAGCGCGCTAAGAAGCCAGTCAAGAAGGTGGCAAAACGTCGCAAAACGACGAAAGATGTCCCATTGACTCGTTTAGACTTTTGGGCTATTGCTTGCAACGAGGTTTATATGGCTTGTCGTCGAGCTGGTATGGATGAAGGTACTGCTCTGGCTTTCGCGATGGATCGTAGCTCGTATCCTGAATGGATAGTGGATAACGGAAACCCAATGTTCAAGCCTTGGGATGAAGACGAGGACGAAGACTAATTTACCTTCGCGAGGTCGAACTATTCGAGGCACTCAAGGCCATCTATCCGGACTTGACGCCACTATCGGCGACCGACCGAGCCGACGGCATTACTAGCGACTCTTATATTGAGATGAAATGCCGACGCACCCATTACGACACTCTGATAATCGAGAAGAAGAAGTGGGATTACTTGGCCGATATAAGGGCTAGGACAGGTGCTAGGACGCTTTATATCAACGCGACGCCGAAAGGTGTCTATCAGTTCGACTTAGGGGCTCTAGAGGCTCCTGAGTGGCATTGGAAGGCATTACCCGACAAGACCGACTTCGCTGGTAGCCACAAGGTTGAGAAGCTCTGCGCCTTCCTACCAATCCGACTCGCCGAGCTCCTACTTGTCTAAATCCATTTAGGTAATTACATTTATCCCATCGCTAGGCGAACGTCCAAGCGGTAGGGAGTTGAAATGGAAATCGATCTAAGTAAGATAAATCCATTTTATAAAGAATTGATTGAAAAAAATCAAAGATTTATGGAAGAAAATAATATAAAAAGCTGGGACGAGTACCATCAGTTCGTTCTAAAGGCCCGCTTGGAATCTAGGGGCAGTAAGTGATACAAAATCCCCAAGTCATAAGATTTGATTCGACCTCTGGTGCTTGGTCAGATGGAAAGAATTACGTCAAAGGCCAAATTATTCGTCGTTACGCTGTGGAATCTCTTGGTAGAAAATCAACAAGAGGGCGATTGAGTAGAGAAGAAATCTCAGCCTATTGGTTAGACCGATTCGGGGTGAGTGCCGATGTCGAATGACTTCACACCCGAGCAAATCGTCACCATCCTCATTTCATTATTTATTGGATTCTGGGTCGTCTATGCGGCTTTCGAATCTGCTAAGGCAAAAGCCTTCAACGAAGGATACAAGCGAGGAAGGGCGTCTAATTCTTATGTCAGAGAGATCGCTAAGTGACTGGCTCTCGGACGCTGGTAACACCCTCGACGACCGAGGGCTGGAATATGGCGACCCGAGGCACAATCTATTACGCATTTACAAAATCGCGAGAATCCTCGGTGTTCAGCTCAGAGACCCATCTGAGTTGGCAACTATCTTTATCGCGACCAAACTCAGCCGAATGGTGGAAAGTCCGGAGCGCGAGGATTCGTATCTCGATCTCATTGGATACGCCGCTATCTTGGGCTTCACCAGATTTTCAACTCCGGAAGATTGGGACGACGTTGAGTCTGATTCGCAATACTAACCAACGCCAATGGTGTGATTACTGTAAGTCTCGTTATGGCCAACTCAAGGACGGCACTTGGCACTTGAAAGCACAAGTTCCGGCAGTCTGGAAAGTCCAGAGCGAGACGCCACTACGCCGCGCTCAGGTGCGGTTCTATTGCCAACCTTGCGCGAATGAAGCGCAGAACTGGCCAGATGGCACATTCTGGTCATTGAAGGAACAACTTGAATATGCGATCGATGAGTTCGCAGGGAGAGAGAAACTAAATGTCGAATTACCTAGATGATTACGTATCGGTTCAAGACCGCCTAAAGGAGTTTATCAATGGCTATCCGGATTATCGAATCAAGTCGCACGTTCTTGAGGAATCACTTATTCCTACTTGCGATGTTTATATTGTCAAAGTTGAGCTTTATCGGACTGAGGCTGATTCTGCGGCTTGGACGACAGGATTATCAAGTGAGTCTAAATCCAAGCAGTATGCGCTGGAACTTGCGGAAACAGGTGCGCTTGGACGCGCTCTCAATCTCGCTGGATATTTCGCGAAGCCATCTGGAACGCCTAAGAAACCTATCCAGACAACAAATAAAGCTCTCGCAGAGTTTGTTACGGATCAAAGACCGAACGACCCAGAGCCAATAGTCTGGGACGTTAGCCATATAGCCGAACAATTCGGAGCTGAAGTAATCGATGAAGTGCCGCTTTGCGCTAATGGATGCGGCCCGATGATTCTCAAGCAAGGCACAAAGGAAGGCAAGGAATATCGAGGCTGGGTCTGCCCAATCGCTAAATCTGGCCATCCGGCTCGATGGATGAAAATTGGAGCAGATGGGCATTGGGTCTTTCAGAGATGATCGATGAAATCCATCCCTTCACTTGTGGCCAATGTAAGAAAGTGACCGCACAGAGGGGAATTATCAAATACGATTCTGAGATAACCGAGGGCCAAGATGTCTGGCTGATGGAATGTCAGAATTGCTTCGAGCAGAGATTGGTAGAGCCTATGGATCGAGTAGCCAATAAGGAAGACGCTATAACTAGGTGCGACCAATGCGGTAATTACAAAATGAAAGCCGCGAAGTGTCGAATCTGTAAGATAGCTGATGGGCAAGAGCGCATCAAAGAACGCTACTGGAACGGCAACGCCACACTTGAAAGGTTTATTGATGCCGATATATGAGTTCAAATGCGATAAGTGCGAGGGCATCCAAGACGTTGCGCTGGGATTTGATGCGCCGAAAGAAGTCCTCTGTGACGTCTGTGGCGTTCGAATGTTTCGCGTCTGGACTGCGACACCCACTCATTTCAAAGGAGAAGGATGGGCAGGGAAGACAAACTAGGCAGAAGCACCCACTCAATCGCGTATATCCGTCAAATGCTTGAGTGGGGCTTCGATAAGGAGTTCATCGCCCGAGATATGGGTGTGAATCTCTCATCGTTAGAAGTAAGGCTAAACAGAGCAAAGAAATCT